CAGGTACTTATACCGGCGGCGGGAGTTCCGGCGGCAGTGGCAATAACAATGTAGAGGCTTATGCCGTTACCAGCACCAGCCCAAGCGTTAGTTTTAAGACCGCCAGCGGAACCATTAAGATTTGGGGCTACGGCACCATAACCAGTCAAGGCGGCTGGGGCGGGCAGACTACGAGCCTGATTGCGTTTGCAGGCGACAAGTATTACAAGGGCGCCATATACGGCAGCCCAAGCAGCACCAGCCTGAGCCTGAGCATCAGCGGCGGAAAACTGACGGGACTGCCGAGCGGACTATCCGCAATCAGCGCGATTGTGACGAGAGGTATTTGATTATGGCGACGGATACAAAACTTGACAACCTGGTGATCAACTACCTGACCCAGAGCCAGTACGACAATGCGAAAAGTTCTGGAACGTTGAATGCGAACCAGATTTATATGACACCAGCCTCCTCCAGTACCTATACGCTGCCTGCCGCTACCAGTTCAACTCTTGGCGGTGTAAAAATCGGGAGTAACATTACGGTGAGTTCCGGTACGATCAGCCTGACAAAGGCGAACGTGACAAGTGCTTTGGGGTATACACCGCCGACAACAGATACGAAATATACACTGCCGACAGGTAATGCTTCGACCGCGGGCGGCGTGAAGCTGAGCGATTCGACCAGTTCAATCAGTTCAACCAGCGGAGGAATTGCAGCAACACCAGCAGCGGTATTTGCAGCCATCGCGGAAGCAAAACTTGCGGCCTGGCCGATTGGCAGCATTTACATGAGCGTAAACAGTACAAGCCCGGCAAATCTATTTGGTGGCACGTGGGAAATGATATCTGATACTTTCCTGTTTGCTGCTTCCAGCAGTCATCCCGCAGGTAGCACTGGGGGCGAATTCGCCCATAAGCTTACACAAAGCGAGCTACCGAATTATTCGCTGTCTGTGGCCAACGGAAGCAACGTAATACGCTCCAAAACCGGAAGCTCTGCGGATGCGTATGTCCAAACGCAATCAAGTGGCTGGGGTATTCCGAACTGGGAATCCAAAACCGTAACAGTCGCCTCCGGCGGTTCCGGGGCAGCCCACAACAACATGCCGCCTTATTTATCGGTATGGATATGGAAGAGGACAAAATAAGGAGGATAAAGATGCGGCTGAAGAATGGAGAAGTATGTTTTGGGTGGCCATTGGCGCAGCATGTGATTACAG